ATATTGGTCTATTACAGACTGCACCATTAGAAACATTGCATCAGGCTATAAGTAAATTCAGTAGTGAATATTGTCTTGAGATGAGGGATCGTTGGAGATATATTCCAACAATAGTTCAACAGCAATCGGCAGATTCTTCAAGAGCTCAGTTTAATTATCGTGGTGATACCATCATAGATAAGATAAGGCCAGATAGTGAAGGTTTGGCAGACAATAAGTATACTGCCAGAGATGTAGATCTCATGGTAAGTTTATTCTATCCAAAAAGGTATAATATAGAAACGTACGAAGATGTAGATTTAAGACGAATTGGAGATAATCATAGGGAATTTACGATTAATCTCAATAGGAATGGCATAAGTAATGCCAGTATTCAATTGTTCTTTTTAGGTTCAAGTTCATATTTCGCAGAATTCCCCCGTGGAATATCAGAATTTGATTATATAAACTATGAAAACATAATAAAGTCACAGATTTAATGGAACATAAATTTAAAATTGGTGATATTGTAGTACATAAGGCTGATTCTAGTGCATTCAAACAGTATATGCTTGTAGCTGGAGTTGGTTCTATTACTACTACAGGTGAGACACAAAATCAAGTACTTGTATCATTCATGTTGAATGGTCAACCTGTTAATGCACATATATGTGAAGAAGTACTAAAACTTAAAGGAGAGAGAGATTAGTTAATGAGTAGTACACTTGTAGGAATAGTGGGGAGTGCAGGTACTGGTAAGAGCACAAGCTTTTTCCCAGAGACTGCCTTGGGGATTGTAGGATTGGATCCTGCAAAGACTTTTGTGATCAATGTTTCAGGTAAACCTTTTCCATTCAGAGGCTGGAGGAGTACATATACTCCATTCGCAGGAAAGAAAGGCAACTATCTGAATTCAGAAGATCCAAATGTTATTTGCAGTGCCATGAAATTTGTAAGTGAGAATCGTCCGGAGATTACTAATATTGTCGTGGATGATTTTCAATACCTTCTAGCTTTTGAGTTTGTAGAGAAGGCTATGATTAAGGGATTCGACAAATTTAGCGAAATTGCAATGCATACTATGCAGGTTCTGAATACAGGACGTAGGCTTAGGGATGATATTAAGACTTTTATATTAGCTCATTCAGAGGATGTAGAAGTTGGATTTGTTGCCACTAAGAAGATTAAGACCATAGGTAGATTTCTTGATGAAAAGATAGAATTGCCAGGCTTATTCACTGTCCTGTTATATACCAAATGTTCTTGGAATGATACTGATAAGAAAATGACATATCAGTTTGTCACCAATAGGGATAATGAATATCCAGCCAAGAGTCCATATGGTATGTTCAGGGACTTATATATTCCTAATGATTTAGGAGTAGTAGCAAAGTGCATTGATGAGTATGAAACAATTAAATAACAAATAAACAATCAAACAAGTATGTCAGTAAATTTAAATGATGAGAGTTTCGTTAAAGAGTTTAAAGTCTTTAATGACGGGAAGGCTGGAATAGCCTTAAATGTGCGTGTTAGAATTGATAAGAAAGCAACTGCTGACACTAACGATAAGAAACCTAATTATAAGCTGATTGCAGCTGATGATAAAGGTGAAATAAATGAAGGTTTCTATTATCAGGAACCTGATTCTGAAGGCTTTACTAAGTATCAGGCCCAAAGGCTAATTCAATTAGCTAGGGGAGTGCTTGGTAAAGATGTCAAATTTCCAGTATTCAATACTCCAGCAGAGACCTTAGATGGAGTAATGAAGATGGTGGCTCCCGAACTTGCTAAGAAAACTTGGCGGGTAGCAGTCTGTTATGGTACTAACAAGAGGAAAGCATCTTATCTTGGTTTCAAACCATTTGGTAGTTTCATTCAGTCTATGACTGAAGAGAATGCTTTGTCTCTTGATTCAGCTGATTCTGTAGTAAGGGCTCCTCTTAAGGAAGCCACAGCTGCTGCAGATTTAGTAGCTGGTTTGAGTACTGGTGAATCCAAAGAAGGTCTCGATTGGATGAAGTAGTGTCGTTTCATATAGTTAGTTAGTTTGATTGGTTAATGGAGCCTCCTACGGGGGGCTCCTTTAATCTTTAATCTTATTCTAATGGATAGAAGACAATTCTTTAAATCTTTTGCTATAGGAGCAGCCACAGCAGTAGTTGCACCTAAGTTATTAATACCAGAAGAAAAGCCTAAGTTTATAACTTATACTAATCCTGATGGCATTAAGATGACCTTATTACATAATCCCGAATTAGATGATCCAATAGCATATAAGATAAATAATAAATTTCACTGGATTAGTAAGCAGGAATGGGATTTTACTAAGAAATTTATGGAAGAAAGAGAACTTATTTGGTGGCAACATGGAATTAACTAAAAAAGAATATCTAGAAAAATGTAAAGAACTACTAATTTACATGCATAAGGATCTTACTAAAGACGAACTCCATGTTCATGATGGAGATTATGGCTGTATAATGAATCCTGACTCAGAATTTTATGAGTTGTTTGGGGGACATTCTATTTATGAGATAGCTAGGTTTGTAGCTAAAGAAATGAATAAAAAATTAATCTTTGATGATTAACTTAAATGATAAACGATACTTACCAGATGAAAGAATAACTAAGGAATCTCTTCTAGAAGCATTCTCTGAACATGATATATTCAGACATTACCTGGGAGAATTTACCTTAGGAGAACCTATGAAATCTCCTATCAGACCCGGAGATGATATACCAAGCTTTAATGTATTCTATTCTAAAAGATACAACTGCCTACTGTTTAAAGATTTTGCAGGTAAGAGAGGTGACTGTATACGATTGGTACAAGAACTATTAGCCTTACCTACATATCAGGCTGCAATAGATAGAATATATGAGGATATGTCATTCTTTCATGCTGTACCTAAACGAGAATTAAAAGAGAGCTATAAGGATAGCAAATCAACATATAATATCAATATAGTAGCTAGGGGTTGGGAAGAACGAGATCTGTCCTTTTGGAGAAAGTTCGGAATTAGTCTACATGCCTTGAATTTGTTTAATGTTCTTCCCATCTCCGGCTATTATCATAACATGTACTATGTTGAGACTCCTGATATAGCATATGCATATCTTGAGTATAAGGATGAGAGACTAACCTTTAAAATATATAGACCAACTGCCAACAAGCGTAACAAGTGGAGAAATAACAATCCTTTTGGTGTTCATCAAGGATATAAACAGCTACCCAAGACTGGAAAACTGCTTATTATCACCAAGTCTCTTAAAGATGTGATGTCACTATATGAGACTATGAGACTACCAAGTATAGGTGTACAGTCTGAGACATGCTTTATTAAAGATACTGTTATAGATGAATATAGAAGTAGATTTGATAGAGTATTAACCTTATTTGATAATGATAGACAAGGTAAGGATCAGGCTACATCTTACAAAAAATTATATGATATAGATCCAATCTTTGTTCCCGATAAGTATGGAGTTAAAGATTATAGTGATCTAGTTCAAACTGTTGGAATTAATAACGCACCAAATATAATAAAAGAACTATTATGAAAGACGAAGAACTTAAAACAGCAATAGTTGAATTATTACTCGACTTGCATGCTTTTAACAAACTAGATAGATTTGTTATAGATAGTATCAGTGTACACTTTAAGGTGAATGCTGAAGAAATCTGTGAAGAGTATGGTATTACTTATAATGTGGAGTGATGGCTGATATAACTATGTGTGCTGGGCTTAATTGTCCTAAGAAGAAAAAGTGCTATAGATATACAGCTCCTATAAATCCTTATAGGCAAGCCTATTTTGGAAACTTACCTTATGATTTTGAGAATAATACTTGTGAGCATTACTGGGATAATAAAGAATATAAAAAGAATGAAAAATTTAAGTAAAGCTTTAACTTGGGATAACCTTGCAGACATCTATGATAAAACTAATCATGGTAGAAAAGCAAGAACTCTTCCCATGGATGAAGTCTTTAAATGGGCTGAGAGACAAAAAGACAAATTTCATGTCAAGAAACATAAAGGAACCATTCACAAAATCTTATGAATATGAAAAAGAGATTACTAATAGCGATTCTGAGACAAACGGTTGACCTGATTTTCTTTGGTGTAACCCTGGGATTCTTTATCTCATTCCTATATAACTGGGATGATGCTGGCTTCTGGTTAGGAGCCTGTGTAATATATGTATCAGGTAATACTTGGAGTAAAGCCAATCTATCTATTTGGTTAGAAGATAATCATTTGGTAAAATGACAAAGAAAGAGTTTGCAGAGAAATATAACAGGGGTATGTGTTTTGATGAAGAGTTTACCTCCGACCTCAACGCACTACTGAGGGAGGAACTGATAAAGTTTCATTTGTGGCTTGAGGGTTCTTCTCAATGTCTTGGAGTTGTTGAAGATGAAAAATATAGCACAGATGTGGTTGATGAATACTTAAAATCTCAGCAATGACAACAGAGAGACTAACAGCACGGGAGTTATTAATTGAACTC